TGTAGGTCCAGGACTGAGGAAGTACACCTATTCGGCCTTGATTCTCACCACCGTTTGCGGCTTCCCAGAACTTGCGGAAGTTGATTAGGTCTTTTTCGTCTATCTTGCCGTTCGGTGTGAGTAATCCACCAGGGCGTGAACCGTTACCGAAGAACTTGCTGCCGAACTTCTCAGCCGCTCTTGCGAGTCCGATAGCCTGTCGCGCCTGACCGATCGGAGATAAGCCCTTCAGGCCGTCCCATGAGAACAGTGGAAAGTGGAGCACGTCTTTTGCGGCGATAATGCGTGTCTGACCATCTGTTAAGCCTACGGCTGTCTTGAATGCCAGCGATTTGTCAGGGAGACGGACAGGTGTTGTGAGCAGAGGTGAGAGTGGATAGATACCGACCGGCTCGCCCACCTTGTTGCGGAGGATTTCAAGGTAAGCATTGCCGGTGAGGGCCATGCATCCAGCGATTGATTCCCAGACAACAGGTGCAGACATCTCGTCATTAGGTGAGACAGTGAGGACGCGATATAGAGAGTTATCTATTGCCTCTTGGCGGCCTTTATCGACGCGCTTGTACAGACGAAGGGTTAGTGAGCCTACAGACTCAGCAATGCACCGAACAGCCGCGTAAACAGTGATGTGTTGTAGGGCAATGGCTTCATTGACCATCTCGCCGCTTGCTGTGGGTGTTGTGTCCGTCAGCATGGACCACGCTGCGGAGAACAGACCATTGACGTTAACGGTGCTGTCGCGCTGCTCTACCTGTGGTGACGGAGGCAGTTCTAAATTCAATTTGATAAAGGACATTCGGGAGGGAGTCTTATAGGAAGAACGGTTCGAAGGCAGACATCTTGTCTGCGGGATCGAGCAACATGGCTCGATTCATTGCCAGGAATACGGCTATTGCGGGGTCTATCTTTGCCTCTGGAGCGGGCTTATCGGGCATTGTGAGATTGCCGGCAACGGTCTCGTGTGTCAGCACATTTCCCATTGCCCACTCAAGTAGTGGGTTGCCGTCGTAATGGAACCGGCCATCGTAGACGGCTGACTCCAGTTCCTTCATTGCTGGGCTTAGTTCGCGGGGAGATGGCGGGATAATGACTCTATCTATGCCGCTCTGTTCCGCCACACGTTGGGAGAACTGGTCTGCATATCGCTCGTCGTATGCGAGCTGTGAGACTTTGAATTTGGAGATGTCTTCTAGGGTGTCTCGCTCAAGGGTGGCGTAATCGATAGAGCTGCCCTCAGTAGAGGTCAGATATCCGTCAGCGGACCATTTCTGAAAGTGTTGGTTGGCGGGATCGTTGACGCGTGCCTCGGGAACATAGCACTGAACGAACGCATAATAGTGAGGCTTGCCTTCTATATCGCGCCTGAACAGTTTGCAGAGAGCGCAAAGGTCAATCTTGGAAGCTAGATCGCTGCTGAGAATGCAGGGGTCGTCGAGGAAGTTATCTGGCCTGAGTGCTGAATCCGCACACTTGCGAAAGAATTCCATGTTCATCCATGCGGATGATGCAGTAATCCAGTGGTTCAAATGCTTACAGCGGAATGTGCCCTGCTTGGAACTGTTGCGAATGGCCTCGGCCTGAGCTTCAATCAGAAACTCTTCAGAGACGCTGACGCCAAGGTTGGGATTAGCGCTTACCAGGGCATCGTGTGAGGTCCAAGGAACTTCAGGGTCTGCCGTATAGATGACACCGAACAATCGCTCGTTATCACCCTTCCCATCCAGTAGGGCTTCAACTTCACGCTGTTTGGAGTGTGCCGGGCCGCTGATTGTGTCGCCAGCAGTGGTAATGATGAGTTTGAGTGGCTGAGATCGTCCGACCATGCCAGTCGATTGCGCGTCATAGAGAGAAGCGTCACGCCATTGGTGGGCTTCATCACCGACGAACAGGTGAGGCATGGAACCGTCTCGGCCTGTGCCTATGACGGGCATCATTCGAGAGCGGGATAGAGGTTGTACTAGAGACTTTGCGTTGATCTCGATGCCGTAGCGCTTACAGAGTGCAGGCATTCCTTCGAGCATGGCTTTCGCCGGTCGGAAGACCTCGAAGGCTTGATGTTCGGTCAGAGCGCCGCAATACGTCTCAGCGCCTTTCTCACCGTCAAAGAATGTCATGTATAGCGCGATAGCAGCGGCTAGAGGTGACTTTCCATTCTTCCTGGGTATGAGCAGGACAGCCTCACGGAAGCGTCTGAGTCGGGTGGCGCTATCAACGAAACCAAAGATGTTGCAGACAATCCAACACTGAAAGTCTTCAAGCAGGAATGGTTCTGATTGCTTGCTTCCCTTCTCGTGTGGGCAGAGTTGGATAAACCTGCAGACTTTATCGGCGCGTTCAGAATCGTATGTCCAGCGCCAATCAGCGCGGTCGAGATCTTCTAAGTACCGTTTGCAGGCTCCGGTGGTGTATCTGCTGGCTGGGCGTTCCTTCGCAATGATGGACCTGCAATAACGGATAGCGCGGTCGGTGAAGCTAGTCGAGGAACTGCAATGGGTCATTTGGGGAATCTTGTGGAACGGCTGACACACGCGAGCGGTCTGCTGGGGTCATGCCGAGTGAAGCAAGGCTCATTCTCAATTGCGCGATAGACGCGACAGTCGATTGGCCTGTACGAAGGTCATGTATTAGGTGGGTGATGACTTCAAGGAGAATGCGGTCACTGCGCTGGAGAACACCGGGAGCAACCAAGCTCACCATTTCATCCCATATCGCGCGTTTAGCCTTGCTGAAGCCGGATGGAGCAGGACCAATGGGAAGGGACACATTTGGTTCGTTTGCTCTGCCTGCGTAACGGCCAGGATTCGTTGTCAAACCGCCATTTAGAGCTAGTAATGCGGTCGGTTTGCGTGGTTTTGGCATTGATTTCAAAAGTTTGAATTGCAGATACAAAAATTAGGCTGAATGGCGGTCTCAGGAGTGCTCAGGCGGAGGGATTTGATACCCCTATCCCCTTCTGCGGCTTGGCCGTCAACAATAAGTCATCCGTCTATCATCCTGTCGAGGTGATTTATATGAGCGACAGAGACAAGGTTCAAAGCGCAGCCACGGGAGTACACGCTGGATATAAGGCTAAATTTGATGACATCGGTGCCAAGCACATCAGTTTTTCGATCTGGCACGGTGACAAACAGGCGAGCGGACACCAATGTTATTGGTTAGTTGAATTTGAGCGATTTAGCCATGATGATCTCGTAGAGATCATTCGCAGCCTCCTCTATCGCACAAGCACATAGAGTGGTGCGGAGGTTGTCGGTGTGCAGAGTATGATGTAAGCGGCCACCGATGAAGTGTCAGTTAGCGCACGCACATCTGCCATGTATGGAGGACGCAATGGGTTCAGATGAGCTAAGAGTGCAGGTACTGTGCAAGCAGGAGTTGCTCGGAATGATGAGAGCGATGGACAAGGAGGTGTCAGAATTCGCGAACGAGATTATGCGGCAAAATCCAACAGCTACTGCGCCTCTCACTATTCTTCTCGGGACTATTCTCAAAGCCAAGGAAAGTATCAAGGCAATTATTCATCTTGGCACTATCAGGTCTATAGATGAGATGCATGTTCTATTGAGAACACTGGTTGAAATGATCGTCAATACTTGCTATCTCCAATACTCTAGCCAGGAAGAATTGAAACGTTATATACATTTCGACCCAATCGCAGGACATACGGCCTTGAACGATTTTATGAAAGCCACACAAGGTCGAAGCAAAGTCGATAAAACCCTTACAAAGCGAACTAAAGAACATGCGATAAACGCAAATAAAGAATCGGGAATACCACTGCTGAAACGAGAGTGGAGCGTCGATGCGCGTCATTTGAGCGAGAGAGTCAAGATTATTGATGCAAACATCGGAGGAACAGAGTTTGCCGAACTCCTTGCCACTGTGTATGTAACCGGAAGCGGCTACACGCACGGAGGATACAAGACACTGCACAAACACGCTCACTATCTACGCGGTGGTGAACCAGAACACCCACTCGGGACTGCTTATGGTGTCAATTCTGCACTCTATGGTGCAATCTATGCGCTTCTCATGTTTGGGAGATATCTGGCTCGTCGATTTGCTTTCTCTACTCAGAAACTTGACTCGTTGGGCAGCGAATCTCTGAGGCTAACAGAGCTTGCCAGCGAGGATTTCAGGCTGCACAGAGAGAGTCTGGAGAAGAAACAGACATCACCCAATTAGGCTGTTTGCATCGTTGTGCTGCTATATCGAAATATT